CAAGACGAGGAGTACACCCATCATATACTTGAAGGAGATATACATGCGTACAACCAAGAGCAGGCTGGCTTGGCTACTAGGGATCAAGCCAAGACCTTCATCTACGCCTTCCTGTACGGAGCAGGCAATGCTAAGATCGGTTCTATCGTTGGAGGAACCAGCAAGGATGGCGCTGCTCTCAAGGCTAAGTTCCTTTCAGGAGTGCCTAAGCTGCGAGACTTGCAAGCCAAGGTCGGAAGAATTGCTGAGGGCGGCAGCCTACCCGGCTTGGACGGACGCAGAGTTCGAGTACGCAGTGCTCACTCTGCTCTCAATGCCCTGCTGCAATCGGCAGGAGCCATCGTCATGAAGCAGGCAATGAACAAGGTGCCAGAGATTGACGGGTTCGACCTGCTGATGCACGTTCACGATGAATTCCAGGGAGAGGCTGACCCCGGCAGAGAGGAAGAGGTTGGTAACCAGCTGGTTGACACCATCATTCAGGCTGGTAAGGACTTCGATCTACGCTGCCCCCTCGATGGGGAGTGGAAGAGTGGCCTAACATGGGCTGAAACCCACTGATTACGGGGGGTTGACAGTCATTCAGATTCATGCTATTATAGTTCTATATAGTGTGAAAGAGGTAATTAGTGACTGATGGTTACCTCTACTAACGGGTACTTAGTATCCATCATCAATCAGTCCCTTAAGTTATTTACTTTGAATCTAGGAGATTCTATTATGTCCTCATCAGCACTAGTTAAAGGCACAGTGTTCTACGCGTTCAACAACCGGGTTAACCAAATGTCTGGTAAGTATCAGATTGATATTGGTGACCTATCGGTTCCCGCTCAACAGGCTCTAGAGTCAATGGGGTTGGACATTAAGTTGAAGGATAAGCAGGGGCCACATGTTACCTGCAAGTCCAAGTTCCCCATCGCCATGTATGATGATGCCGGTCAGGAGATTACTGACCCCATCGCCAATGGTTCAGAAGGGGTATTCAAGATCGGGTTCTACGAGTACAAGACACCTCAAGGTCAGTCAGGTAAGTCTCCAAAGCTGGTGAGCAACAAGATTACCAAGCTGGAGATATTCACCGAAGGCGAAGGCGAAGGTGGTGCCTTGGCTGGCGACCTGGACGAGGCTCTCTAACTCCAGCACTTCCCTCCTTGCCCCTTCGGGGGCTTTTTTATAACGGTGTTATATGACTACTCCAAGTAACCATGTCAACATAGACGGTGACGTTATCAGGTACTCGGCCGGGTTCTCTAGTGAGGGTGAAGCACTACCTCACATGCTGAGCACGGTTAAGTCTATGATTAAACGTATCGTGGAAGGTGCACAGGCTAAGACATATACTGTCTTGCTAACACGGGACGGTAACTTCCGAGAGGAGGTTGCAACTCTACAGCCTTATAAGGGTAACCGGAAAGGCAGCCGCAAGCCGGACAACTACGAGGTAATGACTGAGTACTTGGCAGTCTACCATCATGGGTGGTTCGTAGATGGAGAGGAGGCTGACGATCAGCTTGGTATCCGCTGCATCCACAACGGTGACACGATTGCCACTATCGACAAGGACTTGGACAACGTTCCAGGATGGCACTACAACTGGCAGAAGGACAGGCTGTACTACGTTACACCGCTCGAAGCCATGCACAATTTCTATACCCAACTCTTAACAGGTGATGCAGTCGATCACATACCGGGGCTGTACAAGCTAACCGGCAAACGTGCATCCAAGAAGCTGAAGCAGGGGGTTAAGGATTGTACACTGGATAAGGAAGCATACGCCCATATCTACTGGACATACCGCGAGGCAAGTGACGCGGAGCCAGAGCAGGTACGGGCATGGCTGACTGAGATTGGTCAGCTTCTCTGGATACGACACAACGAGGGGGAGATGTGGCAGCCCCCGATAGCATTGGAGATACCATAATGAATGTATATCTATCTGGCCCGATGAGTGGCCGACCTCAGTTCAACATACCCGAGTTCAACCGAGTTACCCAGAGCCTACGCGAGAGCGGGTTCGAGGTTACCAACCCACCGGAGGAAGACCCGCCGGAGTTTCGTGAGTCCTGCGAAGCCTCACCCGATGGCGCAGTAGACGCAGCCATGTGGGGCGAGTGCATCGGTAGAGATGTTGCGAAGATTTCCAGCGCTGGCTACGATGGTATTGTCATGCTACCTGGGTGGGGTGATAGCTGGGGCAGTACGATGGAACTACTCACCGCCATTAAGACTGGCATACCTATTTACATCTTCTGTCCTGAAGAGGATAGGGATGAGGTTAACGACATTGCCGGTGATGACGCAGAGAAACTCATCACGCCGCTGCTGGATGGGCAGTTCTTACTACAGGTACCTGCCCAGTACCAGCCTCAGATAACAGCCAGCGCGATCTTCTCCTTAATCGGTGAGGCTCTGTTCGAGGCAGACGAGGACGACACAGGAGTGCGACACTGATGGGCGTAGGAGAGGTGAACAGCACAGAGCAAGGCACAGGTGCTCGGTTCAATGATGGCAAACCAAAGCTGGAGTATGTCCCCCTCTTCACCCTGCTATACACCGACTCAGTAAGGCTGCTGGGTGAGGAGAAGTGGAACGTACTGCACATGGTGTCGATGGTCGAGGCTCGGCGTATGCACCACGGCTGCCTGATGAAGTACCTCACGCCCCAGGATATTGTCGAGGCTTGCACGGTGATGGACTACGGAGCTAACAAGTACGCAGCGTGGAACTGGGCGAAGGGTCAGCCGTTCTCGGTAGCAATGGCCAGCCTCAAGCGACACGTACTGGCACTGGGCAGTGGCGAGGAGACTGACGAGGAGAGTGGTTGCTCCCACTGGGGACACGTAGTCTGCAACATCATCTTCCTCACCCACTTCCTAGAGTTCCACCCCAACATGGATGATCGTCCACCAGCCGTATGTTTCGGCATCACAGAGGAGACTGAGTAATGGCGCGGCAGAGAGTACCAAGAACCCACGCAGGTAATACCTGGACAAAAGCGAGATACTTCTCCTTCATACGTGGCGGTTTACGGGTGCTCTTCAGCCGCTACCCAGTGAAGCACCAAGTGAAGAAGGCTGCCTCAAGAACTAAGAAGGGGATGAAGCGCTTTGAGTATCAGTGCGCTCAATGCACTAAGTGGTACCCCAACTCGGAGACTGAGGTAGATCACATCGTACCGGCGGGGAGTCTTAAGGAGTACTCAGACCTGCCGGGTTTCGTTAGCAGGCTACTGTGTGAGGCTGATAACCTCCAAGTACTCTGCAAGGAATGTCACGCTAAGAAAACTAATGCAGACAGGAGTAAGAAATAATGAAGGTGCTATTGGAAATAGATTGTGATCAAGAGAATACTATCGTGACGGAGTCGCTGCTGTGGATGTACCTTAACGCCGACCTGACCAAGAAGGAGAAGAAGGCGTACCGTACTATCATGAAGCAGTACATGACCCACGACCAATACATGTACACTTTTAAGGAGACAAGCTATTATGAGTGAGCATATGATAATCCCTGATACACAGATCAAAGATGGCGTACCGAATGACCACCTCTCATGGGCTGGTCACTACGCAGTGGAGAAGAAGCCTGATGTTATTGTCCACATCGGTGACCACTGGGACATGCCAAGCCTCAGCAGTTATGACGTAGGCAAGAAGTCCTTCGAGGGTCGCAGGTATACCAAAGACATTGAGGCAGGTAACACGGCAATGGACTTGTTCATGGCACCCATCCTAGCTGAGCAGCGTAGGCTACGGGAAGGGAAGCGTAAACTATGGAACCCACGGCTGGTGTTCTGCATAGGCAACCATGAAGAACGCATCGAACGTGCAGTCAATGACGACAGCAAGCTGGAGGGACTCATCAGCTATGACGATTTCAACCTGGAGAAGTACGGCTGGGAAGTTGTACCCTTCAAGGAAGTGATTGTCATAGATGGCATAGCCTACTGCCACTACTTCACCAGTGGTGTCATGGGCAGGCCAGTCTCCAGTGCACGTTTGATGTTGCAAAAGAAGTTCATGTCATGTACGATGGGGCATGTGCAGGACAGGGAGATTGCATTCGCCAAACGAGCAGACGGGTTACGCATGACCGGGTTGTTCGCTGGCATATTCTATCAACATGATGAAGAGTACTTGGGAGCACAGGGTAACGGCTCATGGTCTGGTATCTGGTATAAGCACGAGGTAAAGCAAGGACAGTACGATGAGATGCCTGTATCACTTGACTACCTGCGGAGGACATATGGATGATCTGAATAAGTTATTCGCCCTGATTGCTGAGCGATGTGACCCTGATGAGATTGTCGATATACTAGGGTACTCATCCGCTCGGCTCTGTGTCGTACTACGTAAGGAGATTATCAACAACCGCGAGAAGTTTGAAGAGTTCTTGGATGTGTTCGAGCAAGATGAAAAGTATTGGTTAGACTTACAAGACGAGGAAGAAGGCTATGACGCTTAAGTTAGTTGGAGCAGACGATAAACAAAAAGTGACAGACGATACCCCGGAGCTAGCGTTGGATGCTATCTACGAGTACGCTTCACAGTACGAGGAGTTCGATTCACTCCGGACGGAGGACTGCCTGGGCTTTGCACTGGTGGTAGAGGACAGGCTTGGGATGCACATCATCTCCGGAGTAGACGGGTATCACCAGCTGGTAGGTCAGCTTGAGGATGCCAAGCAAGCAGTAATACTTAACAAGATGCAAGACCGACTGATGGGGGAAGATTAATGAGTAAGGTGACACCGTTCCGTAACGAACTAGCCGAGACAATATTCAACAACAAGTACCGCAGGTATGACAGCCAGACATGGGAGGAGAAGGCTACCGAGATTGTCAAGAATGTAACTGAGAACCTCATGCGATCTGAGATGCAGCAGCAGGGTGAGGAGTACATCAAGGCTATGCAGTTCATGCCCGGTGGTAGGTACATCTACTACGCCGGACGACCTGCCAGCTTCTATAACAACTGTTACCTATTGAAAGGTGAGGAGGATACACGTGAAGAATGGGGTGCACTTACGAACAGGTCAAGCGATTGTCTTATGTCTGGTGGTGGGATTGGTATTGATTATTCTGTCTTCCGTCCCAGTGGTGCTCCTCTTGGTCGAACCGGCGGAGAAGCATCTGGGCCAATACCTCTTATGCGTACCATCAACGAACTCGGACGCAATGTTATGCAGGGTGGTTCCAGACGTTCAGCTATCTATGCCTCCCTTAACTGGAGACATGGAGATGCTCGAGAGTTCCTTACCGCAAAGAACTGGCGAGACATGGAGGTTCTGAAGGGCAAGTCGATAGCTGACTTGAAGGAGTTTAACTTCAATGCAAGTGCTCCCCTTGACATGACCAACATCTCCCTGAACTACGACAATGCTTTCCTGGATCGCATCCAGAACGGACAGCTACCTCCCATCTTCATAGACAATGTACGTCAGGCTATGGAGACTGGTGAGCCGGGGTTCAGCTTTAACTTTGGAGACAAGGAGAACGAGACCCTACGCAACGCATGTACTGAGGTAACCAGTGAGGACGATAGTGATGTGTGCAACCTGGGTAGTGTCAACATGTCCCGCATCAAGACCATCGAGGAGTTCCGCGAGGTGGTGCGATTCGGGGCAGGCTTCCTAGTCTGCGGTACCATCACTGCTGACCTCCCGTATGATAAGGTGTACGAGGTACGCAAGAAGAACCGGCGACTGGGGCTGGGACTGATGGGGATTCACGAGTGGCTGCTGCAACGTGGCTATAAGTACGAGATGAACCCAGAGCTACGTCAATGGTTGGAGGTATACCGTGAAGAATCTGAACGAGCAGCTAACTCACTTTGTGATCGGCTGTCTATATCGCGCCCGGTTGCTTACCGAGCCGTTGCCCCTACTGGTACGATCGGTATTATTGCTGGCACTACTACTGGTATTGAACCCGTTTATGCTGTTGCTTACAAGCGTAGGTATCTTACAGGCAGTGATAACTGGAAGTTCCAGTACTTTGTTGATAGTACTGCGGAGGCTATCATCCAGGAGACAGGTTGTAATCCGAACGACATTGAAACCAGCCTATCTCTGGCTAACGATTATGAGCGGAGGATTGCTTTTCAAGCCGATGTGCAGGACTACGTTGATATGGCGATCTCCTCAACGATCAACCTCCCAAGCTGGGGCAGTGACCTCAACAACCCCGACCGAGTGGACGACTTTGCCTCAGTACTGGCAAGCTACGCTCCGAGACTCCGAGGGTTCACCGTATACCCTGACGGTTCTCGAGGTGGACAGCCTATCAGCCTCTGTAGTTACAAAGAAGCCAAGCGACATAAGGGCGTAGAGTTTGAGGAGAACAGCACTGAGCAGTGCAAAGATGGAGTGTGCGGGATATAGCTGGGTTACTCCGGCTTTCTCCCTAGCTTGTTCCATGTCCTGCGGCCACCTAGTCTAACGGCTAGGTAGGCTGCTTCTCTCTTCCAAGCTGGTACGCCTGTCTCGCGCATACACGCTCGGAAGATCAAGTCAGCGTCTTTCCGGGTTCCGATGTTGTATCGGTAGAGGTAGTCATGGACGACAGCTGGCTTTCTAGTTCCATCATGTCCTGTGATAAGCCACCTAAATCCTCGAGGGATTGAAGCAAGGTCAGTAATGAATCCAGTAGGTACCCGGAGGTATTTTCCACTGACTGGATGGTGCCAGACAAGAGGGTTGAGTAGCTGATACATGCCCCCCCTAACTGTTCGGAGTTCCAGTTCACTGAACGGCATTTGAGTCTTCCGCTTCTACTTGAACAGTACATGTGTCACCCTCGTATGTTATAGACCCAACGAACGCTACGCCGGACAGGTTATGCTGGGTAGCTTTGCAGTAGTCTACCCCGCCTACAAAGGCTCGATAGATGAACGAGGCCTCCCCCTTACTCACCATCACATACCCTGTTCTCTCAGGGAAATCCCTTGATGCAGTCACGCCGCACCCGGTCAGCAGTACTATCAGTAGTACACTCAGTAGTTTCATAGTTCCTGTATCCCTTCTCGTCTAAACGATACCCACGTACCATCGGCTGTCTCACAGTTGTACTGGTAGTAGAACTCGTAATCCCTACCGTATGCCTTAACACTGGGCTGTGATGCCACGTTCACCACACAGGCACGTAGCTCCTGCCCATACACGACAGCACTCTCACCATGCTTCCAGCTACCATCGAGGTTCAGCAGGCTGATGAGTACCCAGCTAATCACTGGCCCATTGCCTTGAACTTAAGAGCATCAATATTTTCCCGTGTCTCCTTGAGGTAATCACCTATGGCCTTACGTGACACCGCACCGGCAGCTGCCTCACTCGTCAGCTTATTAACCCTCTCATCCTGCTTGTGGTATAGCTCATCGAAG